AATATTTTAAGCCAAGAGCAGCAGCTATCTCCTGAATCTTCTTGTCCGTGACGTCCGATACCCAGTATTCGCTGTCAACCTCTTGTTTCCCTAACGCTATTGTTTCAATCCTTAAGCTCATCTATTCCTCCTGTTCTGGTAGTATCGTGTACAAATCGCTTATCAATCCATATGTGTAAGGAACTGTACGCGTAACTATCCCGTATGTGACTCCGCTCGGTATCTTTCTGACGTTGTCCGCCATTTTGTGCATATTATCTTCGACCGCCGTCTCAACACCCTTCTCCGTGATGGCGGCGGCAAGGTCTTCTCGTCCATCACGGCCAGATTTTTTTAGTTCCATCACCTTGTTCCGCAAGGACTCTATAGCTTCTTTATTGGAACTTACCTGTTTGACCGATGCCTGTACATCTTTCCTGGCACGCTCGATATCATCTAACATAGTCTCGCATTTCTGCTGAATCTCAATATACCATGCCTGCTCCACAGGCTCTGGCGCTATATCTGTGCCGGACAATCCATCGACTATCTCCTGTTCTATTGATCTGACCTTCATAAGATAATTGCTCGATGCGAATTCGATCGAAAATGTCAATACTCCCATCGACGGGAGCGCTTCACCTGGAACTACCCAACCAAACAGCAGGTCTTCGTCACTGCGTTGCACGTTGATTACCTTATTGATGTCAGAATGCCCACCTGGTGCTATGTATAACACCTGTATGTTCTTAGTTGACAAATCTATGCCGTCCACATATCGTGGTATTTTAAATGCAATGTACTGCGAGTTGTTTTCTCCTGCTATCAGCGTTTGCTGCTTAAGCACCGAGATTCTCTTCTCTAAGGGATCTATGTCAAATATCATTGTGTCGGAATATGCATTCTCATGATTATATCCTTCTACATATTCATATTCCATGCGCTATCTCCTTTCTAACTCACTCTCTGCCAGGCATTGACTGTTATGTATGGTGGCATGATTTCTATTTCCTCGCCAGCGCCTACGCTGCCAGTGTTGCCATATCCCGACTCATCTGTCTTGAGTGCCTTTGGGCCAATGGTAATACTGTGTGTATGTGCTCCATCTGTCGATGTCCTAGATGTTCGAGCCCCTATGAGTCCCGATGATGTTGCCCTATAGCTCGCAGTTCCAGCGGCTACCTCCTTCACCTGCGAGAATGAATGACTATGATTGCCCGCCGTTCCGATAGTGGCGGTGTGTGTATGACTTGGGATGTTGTGCTGGTGGTTAGGTATTGAATGTGTATGTGGCGGCAGGTTGTCTTTGCCTATTTGTATGTACCTGTTTCCGCTTGTAAGCCCCGTCTTTTCTTTGTCGGCTGCATACAGGAATTCGCCTTTTATTCGGTTCCACTCGCCGCCAAACAGCTCCGCTGGATCGGTCGCTGCCATGCTCATATATATGCTGCCTACCGGATATATCGCATCTATGATTGACGCTGCAATACCTGCCAGCGGCTGCAAAACCGGAACAACTGACTCAACGCTTACTATGCTAAGCTCCTGTATTTTGATGTTGTACAGGACTACATCATCTGTTATCTCGCCGTTAAAGATATTGCCGCGTGTCACTGACGGCTTAGGTGGAGTTGCTGTGCTTGCCACTTCTATCCCTCTCGCTATGTACATTGATGCGCTCTCAACTCCGGTGCCTGTGTCCTTGGAATATCTAACAACAACTGCATCATATCTTGCCTTACCCTGTGATCCGTTTTCTATCGCTAAGGTCTCGCTTGAATTCTGCGGTATTGAAAAGTGCCGTCCCTGGTTAATCAGGTCGCCGCTGCCGATTGTTATCTCGTTGTTTGAGTTTAGGGTATAAGCCATCTGCTCACCGGTTTGCATAATGTATGCATCGTTGCCGCAGATGCCGGCGTTGAACCGTCCAGCATCTGCTGAGGTTACATGTCCCACCCCTGCATATCCTGTTATAAGTCTTATCATATTTAACTCACCTCATATGTTATAGTTACATCGTCATTGTTAATTTTAACTATCTTCTGTGTTACTTCCTGTATGGTTGATATGCCTGTTACGCTTTCAACCGCGCCGACTATATCGCCTATGTCGTAAGACTGCTCTGTCTCTTCCAAGTCAATCTTTAAGGTGTCTCTTGTGGTCTCCTGGAGCCTTTTGACAGCCTCAGCTACCATAGTGGCGTACTGGTCTGTGACCTTAGTGTAATATGTTCCAGTCGTCCACTTCGGGGCGACCTTATCCGAAGACTTCTTGTAATACGTCCCAGCTTTCCATGTTGGCGCCTGACCATCCTGTTTGGTATAGTATGTCCCGCTCTTCCATGTTGGCGTCTGCTCTGTCTTCTTATATGTGTACCTTGTTTCTTTCTTCCAAACAGGTGCAACCTGGTAGCTTTCCTGCACGAAATACGTCTTGGCTTTCCATGTTGGAATCTTCTTATCTTCCCTTTCGGCAACCTTCTCGTATCCTCCAACCTTTTTACGCTTGTAATAGCTGGTATAGTTAGTGTCCCAGTCCGTCGGTTTTCTGGTCTGCAGATTGTATTTGTTCCTTGACACGCCGTCAACCTTCTTGTATTCGGTTGTTACTCCGTCAGAGTACAGGACGTAATAATTCCCGTAGTTCTTTCTCCAATCAGATGGCTGTCTTGTCTGTTTTGTATAAGTTTCTTTCTCTACACCCTTGACAGATTCGTAATCGCTTCCCTTGGTGTAGTATTCCTCATACTTCGCCGCCCAATCTGATGGCTTGCTTGTCTGGGCTGTGTATGCAGTTGTTCCGGATACTTTGTTGTATGAGTCGCCATTTCTTGTTGAATAATCGCCGAAGTTCGCCGACCAATCCGGTGGCTGATAACGTGTCAGCGTGTATCCTACTTCAACGCCTGCCACTGCCTTGTAGCTGTCGCCATCCTGAATGTAATAGGCGTCATATTTCGTCGCCCAATCTGATGGCTTGCTTGTCTGGAGAATATAATTCGTGGTTTCCTGCGCGCTGTTCATCTCAAGTACGCTGACATTTTCCCGTTCTCCAGTTATGACCTGTCTCGATGTGTCAAGTATATAGTCTGAATCTTCTACCGGATTCTTTACTTTCGCATACGGCTGTATGCCGCCGTTCTCATCTGTGAAGATGTGTATCACTGCCCGGTCTGCAAGGTCTCCCTTACCTAAGCATATAACATGATTGACTGGGGCATATTCCCGAGATACTTCAAATTCTACCTGTGAAGTATCAAATTCCTCGTCCTGTGAATAGTCGTGAACCTGTTCCGCACGCATTATTACCTTGCCGTTCTGCCATTTGATCTTAAGCTTTGCTCCGGCATCCTTCAGCATCGCCTTGATGCCTTTGTATGCTGTCACATATCTTTCGAATTGATAATGTACTGTGATGCCCGAGTCTTCTGTCGATGCCTCAAACAGAGCGGGCAGGTCTAGCCTTTCTATCAGATCGGCAAGCACTTCATGTGCCTCACCATCCGCCACAAGATAGTCCTGCCCCGGATCCGGACAGAGCACCTTATGATCTATGTATCCCTGCCACGTCGGGCCTGAATATGTCACTTCATCAGATTTGGTATTGACTTTTATCTTCTCAATAACTCCGCCGTACTCCTCGCCTTCAACATATATATAGTATCCAGCTTTGCAGCAGTGTGCCGACCGGTCGATCTTGAGCTCAAAGTCGTTTTCATCTTCGCCATATGACAGGTCTAATGTATATGCATCGAATATGCCTATGTCTTTCTTTGTGTCATCTGCATATATCAGATCCATTCCGGCTCACCTCTTTCATCGTATACAATGACGTCAAATGCCAGCTCCTTAGCCTTGAGTATTCTCAATGCTCCTGTGGGTAGTTTCTCAAATATGTAGCTGTCTCTTGCTCTTGTATGGTATATATTCTCTTCACGACCATATTGGTCGTATTTTTTTATGGTCTTTGATATAGTGTTAATAACAGCGTACTCGCCCGCGGCTATATCTGCATCCATACCATACTTATGATCACCTATTATGATTGTCGGCTGTGATATCGGACCGAATATGGTCATCTCAAAATTCGCACCAGCCACCGTGTCAACACTCAGGACCTCTATAACTTCAGCCTGTCCATAGTCGTAACCACCATAGTCGTATCCGTCATAGAATCCTTCCATGCCGTAATCCAACGCGCCAACCTCTCCGGATGATGCCATGTAGCTATGTTTATATTCCTTAGTCCACATCGGATGAATACTCAGAACTGTCAACTGTTTAGTCACAGATTCAAACAATTCATCATAATCTGAGTGTTTCTTACTAACTATGTATGCCTGCTTGTAATAACCATTCCACCATATCTTCCCTGGTAACATACGCTGCACATCTCTGTCAAACACTGTGTACATGTGGTTCATCAGCTCATTGAACTCTTCGGCGCTATCAGCCATGATATCAAGTGTCAAGCTGTACGTTTTGGTGTCCTTATAGAATCTCTTGATCTTGCCTATGCCATTGATACCGGTTATGGTTGTGTAATTCCACTCATCATCAAGCAGACTTTCAGGCGTCTGGGCGTATATCCCACCACTCATGAAGTCTATAATCTGTCCGTCTGAGCTTTCGTAATATAATGTCATACCGGCCGCCTTTCCAATCTTCCGATCTCTCTGCCATTGAGATTGATGGTGATGTTCATTCTTGCACACGCCTTTGCTGTCGCCTCGCCGAGCAGATCATAGTCTATCTGACCTGTTCCGCCTGCTGCCTCGACAGCCTCCGCAACATATCCCTGCAGCACATCGATAGGTGCTATTGCCTCATATCCGGCCTCGCCACCAACCATTGGTGTTCCTGATGGACTTGTGCCGAACTGTGTGGCTCTCTTCAGCACTGCACCGGCTCTATACCATTCCACATCAACCGTCGGTTTGGTTCCCTTTCCGGCTATTCCCCATGGTGCCTCGCCGCCGCTTATTTTAAAGTGAGGGAGCTTGATATCTGGGAGTTTTATCTTCAATTTCTCAAATATTCCCTTTATCTTATCTGCCAAGTTCGATATAGTTTCCTTCGCCGTTTCAATCGGATGGGTGATTGCCTCTTTTACCTTATGAAATATATTCTTGGCAGTGCTCTTAATCTTATTACCCACATTAGATATAGTCTCATGTATTTTGCTCATGAAATTATCTATAAATTCTCTGAAGCCTGAGCAGTTATCATAAAGCAGCTTGAAAGCTCCGGCAAATGGATTAACAAGCAGCAAGAGAAGTCCCTGCCAGTTGCTCTTGATCCAGTTAAGCATATTGACAAAAAAGCCTTTAACCTTAGCAATTCCATTGCTTACTGATTCCTTCACCGATTCCCATGCAGCCGCCATCTTTTCTTTCAGTATTTGAGCCACTTCTATGACCTTCTGCTTGATCTCATCCCAGTGTTTAACGCATAGAACTATGATCGCAATTACAGCCGCTATAGCTGCCGCTATCAATAAGTATGGTGCGAGTGCTGCTGTCTGTGCCGCTACAAGTCCCCACAGTGTAGTGGTCTCTGCTGCCTCCATAGCCGCTTTGACTCCTGTCACTGCTGACTGGATTGCCATTGCTGTTGTTAATACTCCTATGACCACGGCTATCGCCGTGATGATTGGCTGCATCTCTTGGAGCTTTGCCACTATAAGCGGTACATTGTTCGATACATTTTCTATGATTTCTGTCACCTTCGGTATTGCATCGGTAACTATCGGCTGTATGATATCCTGTTTGAGGGTTCTGCCAAGTCCTTCAAGTGAACTGCCCACATCGTCATATCTTGTGTTGGCCACCTCGTCCATCTTGCCCTTGGTATCACTAAAACTGTCACCAACAGATGATATTGACTGAATGAACTGTGTGCCGCCATCTTCTGCCATTGTTCCAAATGCCAGTGCGGCCAAATTCATCTTCTCCTGTTCAGACTTAGCGTTCTGTATGTCTGCAACTATCGACGACACTACATCCTTCTGTGTAGCACCGCCTGTCTGCCATTTTTCAAATAATTCCTCTGTTTTCTCGCTCCATACTCCTGTGCCGTCCTTGACTTCACCTGTCTTTTCATCAATCTGAGTCATCGTATCGGCTATAGTTCCATCGCCGAGTCTGGTTGTCACCTCATTGATAGCATCATTTACCTTGTCAAGATTGTATGCGCCGCCCTCTGAACCATTTTTGAGTAATTGAAAATACTCATCCGCCGTATATCCAGCTTCCGCAAACTTTCCAGCATATTCCGATACATTGTCACCGAGCTCATCTGTATAGTTAAGCCCCTGCTGTGCACCACTTGCCATAAGGTCAAACGCCTCGTCAGCTGACAATCCGAAGTGACTCATGAGTGAGTTGACGCCTCTTAACGTCTCGGTAATATCCATTCCAAATGTATCCTCGAGGGTTATAGCGTTCTCGGTGAGAGACTTGAGCTGTGATGGATCAACCTCCTTGGTTACTTCCTTTACTTTGGTCATCTTCTCGGCTATATCTGTGAGGCTTTCTCCGAAGTTATCCTTGTATATCTCCTGCATGACCTGGTTGTATTCATCCATGGAGTCAGCCGCTGTGCCTGTAGCAGCCGCAAATCTCGCACTTGCTGCATCTGAGTCCGTTCCGATCTCTGACAACGCAGAACCAAGCCCCTTGATGCCATCGCTCACAAGGTTTGCCATCGCTCCTTTCGCAACAGTATAGCCTTCGCCTGCCTCTTTCGCACTTTCGCCTGCTGCCTCAAGATCCTGCACATTCTCTTCAAGAGCATTGCTCAGGTTCTTAGCCTCAGTCTGCAGCTTCACTGTGTTGGTCTGTGTGTTAGTGAGCTGTGTCGCTAGCTTTCTTGCCTCGTCGCTGTTCTCACCATATGCCTTTTTAGCAAGATCCAGCTTTTGCGTGAGGGTCTCCTGTTTTCGCTTACTCGCCTCTATCTCCTGTTCAAGGAGCTTCTGTTTCTGGCTGAGGTATTCCTCCTCGTCGCCGGTAGCTTTATACTGAGCCTCTGCAAGTTTCATTTTGGCGGTGAGTTGTGATGTTGTGCTGTCCGACTCCGCCATGGCGCTGTCGAGCTCTGCCATAGCCTGTGCATTCTCATCTACTTCCGGTATAAGGTTGGCGAGCTGACCTTTGAGCCTCTCTGCCTGTGTCTGTGAGCTCAGTATTGCCCTCGCCCACTTGTCAACTTCAACGCTGTTTTCGCCATATATGGCCTTTGCAGCCTCAAGCTTCTTTGTAAGGGCTTCCTGCTCCTGCTGGTTAGCCTCAAGCTGTCTCTCAAGTATTGATTCTTTCTGGGTATAATACTCGCCCTCATCACCAGTATTCTTGAACTGCGCCTCGACAAGCTTAAGCTCTGCCTTCAGATTCTTCGTTGTATTCCTTGCCGAATCGAGGTTCGCTGTGTATTCTTTTGTGTCTGCTATAAACTTGACGCTTGCCTCGCTCTTCTTCTTAGCCACGTCTCTCACCTGCCTTCTTCACTGCGTAGTTCATCCATCCGTCATAGGCTGCCTTATTTGCTGCAACCGCCGACAGAAAGTTTAAGTCGCTGTCGTAAAATGTTTTTTCCGGGATTCCGAGGATCAACACATAATACGTGTAGTAGTCCTCTATGTCCTCCAGCTCAAACCTGGGTAATTTTATCGACCGTTCTTTCTCCTTCGTGGCTTTCCGGAATGCATCACGGAATCCCGTTTTTTTTTCGCGGAATTGAACAGATTCTCAAACGTCGTTCCAAGTTCCTCCCTATCGTCTGTAACTTCGGTTAGGAATTCTTCAAACGATGGGATATCTTCATCAAGATGTGCGCATGCGTAGGCAATGTAGATGAACTTCGCCATGTCAAGCTCGTTGAAGTCTTCGCCCTTCTTCTGCATTTCCTTGTACTTGGCAAAATATTCATCTGCCAGCGGCTTATTTCTCTTGTTAAGCTCTGCTATAGCGCCAAGATTGAGCGTCACGTTTTCAAATCTTCCATCCGCCATCAGTAATTTGTGATATACCATTTATTTCCTCCTACAAAAAAGAACACCCTTACGGGTGCTCTTATCTCTTATACTGCCTTTACAAGTTCTAGTGAGAAGTTAGTAAGCCACTGCTGCTTGATTTCTTCGCTTTCAAGCTCACTCTCAAGCGCCTCGTACATGCATTCACCATTCTCATCCGGCATCAGATCAATAGTCATCTCCAACTCGGCCACTTCTTCCGCTCCGTTTTCGATCTTCCTTGATGGTCCCGACGATAAAATACATCTAGGGTATGCCTTATACTTGACATTCTCGTCTTCATCCAATACCTTCTGTGTCAGTGAGAATTCAGGGTGTTTGCTGTTTTCTCCATAGGCATATACACCCTTGGCCAGCTTCTCCCTTGTCATATCATATATCTTGTTATAGACCGTGCGAGGTACATGTAGGGATTCTTTCAGTGTTCCATCTCCAGTACCACGAGTTCTCTTCTTCCTGATTCTACCCCGGCACTTCTTTGTGATTGTTCTGACTGCAAGTTCCTCTTCGCTCGAACCTACACAGTTCATATCCTCATATGTATCTTCTCCTGCTACCTTGATATGCTGTTCTATTATTTCAAATTCTGAAAAGATGTTTGACATTTTTATCTCCTTTCTAGGATTTCCTAGTCGCCCAGAAGTTTTCCCAGGCATATTTCTATGATTTTATCTGATGATTCTTCTGCTCCACGCATCATGAAGTGCTGTCCACCAGCATGTCTCCTTGTGTTTTCTCCATCGTCAGGAAAATACAGATAATGATAGGAGCCTCTTGACGCTATCGTAACTGCTAGTAAGCTGTCTCTGTGTTCAAATGGCTTCGCTACACTTGCCGGTTTCTTCTTCTTGTTCCAGTTTCTTCCTGATACTGGCAGGATACTCGCTATGTTCTTCTGAATGACGTCAGCGCCCTCATTATGAAGAACATCGTTGATGACCCTTATTCCGTCATCCTTATATGAATCAATAAGATCATCTAAGACAACATCGCCCTCCAGCTTGAACCATTCTGATCTAACTCCCATTTACACCCTCTTTTCCGGGTGTACAAACGTAATAGTTGCCACCTCAACAACCACATCTGTGTTGCCCTTCGTGATGTATTCATACGGGATATCGTCTGATGTTGCCTTCATTTTTGCGCCGGCGCAACGTGTGCTCTGTGCCTCAATCGCATCAATAACAGTCTGCACATACCCCTCAGGGATACAGTTCTCATGAATGATATGCACCTCATATCTGGTCTGCAGATCGCACCGGTTTGATGCCTTTGAAGTCTTTGTCCTGTTAAAGACAAAGTAATTCCATTCGTCCAGATGATCCGCTGTACAAGTGCCGTAATATGCCCCTGCCATCGGCACATCGCTTGATCTGGCAAGCTCTTCAAGAGTCTTTCTTGTCTCGTCAAGTATTGATTCTGCCTGTTCTCTTTCTTCAGGTATTAACTCCATCGCTTAACTTCCTTTCCTCTTCAAGATATATGTACATTTCCTGCTTTGCCCTGTCGTGATCCAGCTTGATGATGCTGTAGAGCGTGTCACCTGCTATGGCCTTTAATGTAGGATCCACCTTGTATGATCTTGTCTTTATTTTTAAAGAGAGTGTCCTGCCCTGGCTCGATGCGAACTCGATGTCCTCGTCTCTCTTGCTCTTCTCTTCATATGCAAGCTTGACCACCTCTTCAAGATCATCTCGGCTGAGCGCATTCTTGGCAGCGTTAAAGTCTGTTGACTTTTGTTTCTTTTTAACAATGTAAACAATGCCATCATTGTAGTTACTAAACCTGCTCTTTAGCATTTCTAGCCTCCTTCACTCTGCAGATATGCTGTAGTTTCAGGATGTCAGCTCTGTAGGCTCCTTCCCACTCATCAAGTGCCTTGTTGTATGCGTACAGCATATATGAGAGATAGAGCCTGTGAGCCAAGCCCGGAGCAGCGTAGTCAAGTTCTGCTCCGAACAAATGATTAAGCTCTATCTCCCCATCAAGCATCATGCTGATAAGGCTCTCGGTTGTATCCGGATCATTCCAGGTGATCTGTAGATGCCTTTTGACATCTGTTACAAACTCTTCTGGCATATTGTTCTTATCAAGCATGTGTACTCACTCCTTATGATGATGCTGCCTGTGTTGTCACATTAACATCTGCTGCCTTGATCATGACATAAGCGGCTTCAAGCTCTGATATGTCAAGCAGGATAGCCACACTGTTATCGTATGCCTTACCGTTGCCGTAGAGCTTGATCTTGAACACTCTCTGATCCTGTGTGAACTTGAACTCGTCTGAGAACTCAAGAGTTCCATCCTTTGATGATCCAAGCCCTGCAAAATACTCCTCAGGGAGTACGAGCAGAGCCTCACCTGTGGCCATCTCGGCTGAACGTACTACGTCAGTTGGGAATGGGAACAGATTTGTGGCGTATGTTCCGGCCGCTGTGATTACAGTAGTGGCCGGCATGATCTTCTCCAGATAATCTTTCTGGTTGCAGATAAGTGTAACCTGATCGAACACTCTTGTGCGTCCACCATGCTTTGTATATCCATCCTTAGTGCTACCGTCCTTGTTCGCCGCCGTAGTTGCTGCTGTAATCTCTCCGCTTGTGTTATTGGTGTACCACACCTCTGTCTCTGCCAGTTTCGCAAGGATATCGCCATAGTCCTTCGGCGTAAATGACTTTATCTTGACAGCAGTCTTTCTCGGATATCCTGTAGATGTGTTGACAGATACGCCCTTGTGAATGTCTCTATCCATGCCGATCGGCTGGTTGTGTCCTGTTCCCGAGATGATAGCCTTCTCAAGAGCTGTAGCAAGGGCTTCCTGAAGGAATGTCCTAATGTATCCATCGAGGAACACAGGGCCAAGGTCGAGCATATCCTTCTCGATCACTGCAAAGGCTGACAGCTTGTTCTCTGCCATCTTGACAGTTCTGAACGCTGATGTGATCTGCTTTGTGATCTCATCATTTACCTCGCCCCATACGGCTGTGTTTACAGTGTGATCGTTCAGGATCCATGAAGTAAGATACTGAACTGATACGAAGTTGATCTTGTCTAAGAGCGGATGCTCCTCAATGAGATGCTTGTATACATCCTCAATGATAGTCTGAGGCATTACCTCAGGTGTGAGAAGTCCGTTCATGGTCTGAACAGTCTTTGCCTTGCCTGCCTCGATTACCTTCTCGTAGAACTTAGTCTCGCTTGCGGTGAGCACCCTGAAGCCTCTCTGTGCAAGTACGGCATTATCGCCATTTGCCGACTGGAACTCCTCTCTGACGGTATCAGCAACCGCCTGTCCGAACTGCTCAAACGCTGCCAGCGCAGCGTCGTTGTCTCCTGATGCCATTGCTGTATTCATGGCGTCAACTGCCTGCTTAATAGCAGGGTTAGAACCTGGTTTGTACATTCTTTCTTCCTCCTGTTATGATAAATTTTTAAAGAATTTCTGTAAGAAATTGTCAGTCTGTTTCTGACCGTCAAGATGTGATGGATCACTCTCCTTGTTCATCTCATCAATAGACTTCTGAATCTGGTCAAGCCTTAATGTCTGCTCGTTAAAGAACTTCTTCATGTCTGGCTTGTATCCAAGAATAGCGTCATGTATAGATGCCATGGCACTCTGCTGTGTCTCCTCATCCTCTTCATCGTCATCACCGGCTATCTCCGTTGCGAATCCATAGTCAAGACACTCCTGCGCTGTTAGCCAGGTCTCAGCATTCATCATCTGCTTAATCTCGTCCTCTGAGAGGTTGCTTACCTTCTTGTATGCCTCGATACTGGACTGATTGATCTTGTCATTGTCCTCTGCTGCCTTGCGCATCTCTTCACTGTTGGCATAGCCAATATATGACATACAATTGTGAATCATCATGAGAGCTATAGAGCCCATAGTCCTGACGTCTCCGGCACAGAATATGATCGTAGCTGCGGAACAGGCGAAGCCATCACAGTATGTATGTACCTGTGCCTTATGTCTCTGAAGCGCTGAGTATATGGCAAGAGCCTCGGCAACCTCGCCGCCGTAACTGTTGATGTAGACATTGATCGTGTCCACGTCAAGTCCTTCTATCTCGCTCTTGATGTCTCTCGCTGATACGCTGCCATCATCGCCCCACCAGTTTCTGTAAACTTCTGCGTTGCTTGTGATATCACCATATATGTTGATATCTGCTGTTCTCGTATCGTTATCTCTTGTTATCTGATAAAATACTTTTTTACTCACTCTTTCCTTCACCTCCTTCCGCTACTCCTTTAAGGAATCTGTCTATTTCTTCAAAGTTTTTTGTTATGAAATGCTTCCTCGACCAGTCGGTATTCAGTGGTTCTTTTCCAAGCTCCTCTCTGGTCTCATCTATGCAGTACACGCCTGATCCTATGAGCGTTGACACACTCGCCGCTACGTCGAAGAGGTCTCTGTGCTGTATACGGCTTGTATCTGCCACATAGTAATTGCCTTGTAAGTAGTTATCCACATCTCCTCGCTTATTGAGCGTGGATGTTATGGCATCTGCGTAAGGATCCACTCCGAACGTAAGGAACGCTCCAACAATTTCTTTCATGCTTGTTATATTTCCGGACATCATTGATTCCGGAATATGAAATGCTGACGCTACCATTTTGAACAGATCTGCCCGGAGTTTCAGGTAATCATCTGAGGTCTTAACATTTGCTCCCTTATCTGGTTCGAGGTCATATCCATCGAATTCTGGATATATCGCATTCTCTGATGATATGTAATCAGTTATCTGTTTTTTTACATACTCCTCAAAATCTTTCTGGAATTCTGCATCTCCAGCCCTCACGCCATCTATATGCAGCTTATACTTCTGTCCGTTAGAGTTCCTAAATGCTTTTGATGCTGCTGTCAGCATCTTGCTATAGTCCTCATACAAGCCATCTATGAGCTGGTGCACGTTGATGTCGTCCAGCGTGAACAGGTAATAGTCCTTGATCGTGAATACCTTGTTAAACGTAAAGGTTCCCACGGACACATTGGCATACACATCACCCTTGATGGGCTGGTCTCTCTGCTTTGTATAGCCGTCTGCACAGTACAGAGCTCCTGCAGCATCCACTACAAGAGCCTCACCTTTTCGGACCATGTTATTGATGACCTTGTGCCAAAATATTGAACTGTTTTCATTTGCGTTCGGAGATATATTCAGCAGATAGTAATCACGATTCTTCACCGGCTTGCCATTTTCATAGCAACGGATCTCCGATCGGGATATAGCATTGCTTATGAGCGATGTCGCTGTGTATATGGCTAGTTCCTTGTAATACAGTGATGCCGGTATATCTATGATTATTGTTCCGTCTGCTGCCCTCTTGGTCAGCGGGATTATCCTCTCAATAAAATTCCGGAATACTCCCATGTCCTACCTCCTATATCTTAATGACTCCCAGCCTTACATACTGAGGCCTTTCCTTGATCTCTGCCTCCGGTATCATAGATGCCACAAGCGCCATGAACGGATCGTTCTTTCTCGACCGGGCTTCAATCTTGGCATAAACAAAGGAGCCCTTGTCGGCTCCCTGGTCTCTGCCATATCTGATTACTTTAGTGTTGTTAGTCGCCCACCTAAGGACAACATCATCGCCCCAGTGAAAATAATGATTGATGAAACAATGATCTATCACTGGGACTATTTTCATGATGTCTATCTGCTTGATCAGTATGAGGTTGCCTCTCTCTTTTGAGAATCCTATCTTGTCAAGTGCATCAGACATCAGTGCATATCTGTAGTTATCTATTGCCACCTTGGTGATGTTATAAAGTCTTCCCATCTCTTGTATGTAGCTTGTTATGACGGTTGGATGTATCTCCACATCATCCACATACCCCAGTTTCCCAGACTTGACCCATTCTTTCCATGGCGCCTTTATTCTTGGGATGTCCTTGGATGCTGAACATAGCCAAGCATGATTGATATCATAACGCTGGTCGCCTTGCTTAAAATGGATATTCACAGCCGCAAGGTCTGATGTCTTCATGTAATCTATCCCAACGGTACAGTTCCATCCCTTAAGATCCGGTAACTCCTGGTTGGTAGCCTTGATATTCTCCCAGTCTGTAACGCCGCATTCCTTGTGTCCACTTGGGCGGTTCATTCGCTTTGCCATGAATGCCGGAAGTCGATCCGGGTTCTTCTTCCAGTCCCTGTACTCTTTTCTGATCTCAGCTAAAAGGTTTGGCAAATACGGCAGTGATGGGTTTGCCTTTGTCCAGTTATCTTCATTGTCAACCTCTTTCACATCATCCAGGCGGCAAATAAATGGCAATAAGCCATTATCATCCTCTCCGTTATAGAGAATACCCTCTGAATCCGCTATAAGGTCGTCGAGAGGTCCTTCCCTTACATCTCCGTTTGTTGTGTAATATGATCGGCGGGGATGTTCCTTCTTGCCAAGGCCTGTTGTAAATACATCTATGTTTGCATAGTTCTCATACTGATGGATCTCGTTGAATATGACTATTCCGGATCGGAGTCCATCCTTGCCCTTTGCGCTGTTTGTCCTGCCAATGATAGTGCTCTTCGTCTTAAGACTTACTATCTTTTCCTTAGTCCAACCATAAAACCTGCGTATTTTTTTGATGATTCCTGGCATTTCGAAGAATCCTGTCAGATCTTTAACTGGGCGTGTTGCCTGGTCCTCGTTGTTGGCACAAATATCCACATCATATTCACGGATGCCATTATACGGAGACGAGAGCAGGAAGCTCTCAATTGCTATCATGCCATCTTTTCCGGCACCTCTTCCAATCATGGTAAAGAGGTCCGGCCATCTCGGCATTCCAGTGTCATCCCAGTACGTGCAGTCATGTAACGCTATAACAAAACGCTGCCACGGGAACAGTTCAAATGGCACGTACTGCTCGCACAAGTGCATATACTTTTGTAACTGTTCCGTGTCAACGTGAATTGGCTCATTCTCAAAGCACCATTTAACGTGTGCGACTAGGTTTTCCTGGTCTTTGCAACATTTATAGGTGCCCTGTTCAACGATGTCTATCCATTCCTGAATCTCCGGTATGTTGTCAATCCTAAAGATCGCCGTCATCCTCCGCTATCTTGTCGGTTGTGAGCCCCAGCTCCTTGAGAATTGCAAGCTGGCTTCTGGTATACTGCGGCAATAGCTTGACGTTTGGGTTATCCTTCTCGTACTCCTTGCCTGCTGCCGACATGGCGATATAGGTCATTCCCCGCTTTTTGATATCAGCTTTCATTTTTTTGATCAATTTGCAGTATTCCATATAGTCATCCACAAGCGCCTCGAAGTGTGAGACGTCAGCTCCTTTTGCCCGGAGCTGAGCCATAAGTGACTCTCTTATCTTTGCCTGTGACTGCTGTGCCATGCTCTTTCACCTCACTTTTTCCTCGTGCGTGCGCGCGAAGGTCTTTTGTCGCGTCCATTCCCCCGTTGCTTTCCCCTCTCCAAAATAAGGGTAATAGGGGGGTGGGGGTACTACCAGCGTTCTTCATTCACGAAATGTTCTACATCGTTGTGTTTATATCCATTCTTCTTCCACTTCTCAGGGTGGAGCTTGTTGTGGCACGCCTTGCATACCGGTATAAGGTTCTGATATGTCTTGCCGGCATATGTGTATGTCCTGCTGAGTGCCAGGGCTGGATGCTTGCGCACGAACTGGACATGATGCACGGTGCTGAGCAGACGCTTGTTACCTTCGTCGTCTACATCGTATCTAGTGATGACTCCTCGCTTCTTACACTCGGCACATTCGTAGTGATTCTCCTTTAAGATCTTATCCTTGAGTGTTCTCCATTCTCTTGACTTATAGAACCTCCACAGTTCATCCTTGTCTATCAATTCCTCTATCCACTTCTTAAGTTCATCAGCTTTCATACATTTCTCCACAACAAAAGCTCCGGTCTCCCGGAGCTCATATATGTTTGAGGGCTTATCCTCATTTGGCGATGATATAACTATATCTGTTTTTTTGTCCTCCGAGTACCGCACTTTATATTTTTTTTGCCATCATGTAATAGAATTTGCGTCGGATCTCGTAGAACAATGTTCTGCCACAAGGTACACCTTGCTGGTCTATCATGCGGAATGTGCAGCCTTCTGTCGTAACATATCTGAGGAGATACGGATATATCTCATCATATCCGGTAACTGCTGCCCTGGCTGTATCCTCAACTAATGCCACCTTATCGATCAGCTCAGCCCTTCTCATTGCGGCATCTGCTGTCGCATCCGATCCACCACCTGACCCAGACCCAGTAGGCATCCCTGTAACCTGTGGGCTTCTGTAGGTGTCAGTGTTGTTTTCTATCTCTGCCTTCCATTCGCTATACTGTAGGCAGTATGAGTATGCCGTGGCAAAGGCATGCTTGGATATTCCATACTTCTTGTTGATTGGCCTTACGTTTGGCATTATCTATCTCCTCCCTTGATATATTTTTATCTTGCAGCTCTATTTTGTAGCACATTTCTTTTCCATATAGCTCACCGCAAGTCTGCTGCTCTCTTTTTCGAGTTCTCTCTGTCCACGGCATATAAGCTCTGTAACATACTGTTCGGCTTCTCTGTGAGTGACTGGTTCGGTAAAGTCTATGTATACTGATACCTTATGTGTACTCATACGGTCCTCACACTCTACGGCCAGGCTATTCATTTCTATATCTTTCGTCTCTCTCATTCGTTACTCCTTATCTATCTCTTTGATGTGTAATATATAATACTTCTTCCCTGGTTCAGCTCCCCACTCTTGCTTGCCTGTGCCTATACTGAGCGTACACATTGCCTTTATCTGGGGAGCCGCCTTTGAATATCCATTGCGGAATATCACTGGCACTGGCCACTCTACCTGATCCATCTCTGGTAAAACATTGTGCAGCACCTCATCACCTACGCATATTGCACCGAAGGCATTCAGAAGTCTGCTGTCGTAATATTCTTTTATCTCTCTGTACTCCTCTTTCTTCTCGCCGGATGCAATCATATCAAGCCACATACGTTTGATCGGTAATGTCAACATTCGCTTTATCCTCCAGTCTAATGATTATTCGTGAACAACTCCTTATACACATCCCGTTCCCCCTCACATCTAGCGAGGGCAACTTCAAGACTATGTATATTCGCCTTAAGGTCATTCATTTCTGATATAAGAGCATCCTCTCGCATTGATACCTGTTCAGGATATTCCTCAACTGGTATTGCATATAAAGGTTCGCCCTGGGCATAATTCGATAATCCAAATGTGTCTGCTATGATCTGTCTTGCCTGCTCAGCTTCAGAATCTGGTAACCTCTTTTCAAAGCTTATGATGTTTTCGCTCTGCGTATATTGTATCATCATTGGATTTGCATACATCTTTCCGCGATATGTGACATCTATGTCCTGACATGTGATGCTTGTCTTTCTCAGTTTTATATATACTGCGGTCTGTCCATCATCAGCAAGTACAAGAGCCGGCACATCTCCCTGTGCACTCTGTATCATCCATATTTCTTCTGGGTTAGCTGTATCTTTCATTTTCTCTTTCTCCTTTTCTTTCTTCGTAACTAATCCTATTGCAATGGATGCTGTAGGATCTGGGTATCCTTCTGCGTTCTTTCCCGCCATGAATCCTCCTTTATGATCGTCATATCTTTTGCTAAAGCATAACCATATTCTCGGTTTGCCCCTTTGGACTGTCTCCAGCCCTCGAGCATATATATCGTGTCGCATCTATCAAGGAGTTTTAAACATATGTCCATGCACTCCTCATACGACCATTCTTTAGGCAACTGTGACAGGATGCGTGCTGGATTCACCACCGCCGCATCCGTGTATTTCTCTTCAAGATACTCCTCGGCATCACCGAACTTGTACATGTAATCATTTACTCCTGTAACTGGTCCACTTAAGTATATTCTTGTCATCATCTTCCCTCCCATTTAATCTCCATCATCAAGATAATTTTTTCTGAATATATTCATAAATTCTGTCCTTGTGTGCTCTCTCTCAAATGCACGTTGACCGGCTCGCTGAAGTATTCTCATATTGTCTGCATTATTGTGGACTGCTGCCGGTCCAGCAGTATGATGTTCTATGCACAGATACACCTTGAGGCCGTATGCCTCAGAGTGTATTCTGTTCGGGCCTCCGAATATGTGATGCTCCTGCAGAGGCTTCCTTCCGTAGTCTCCGTTAAGTCTTGTGCACAGATAGCAGGTGCCGTCTTTAAACTGCAGGATTGACGGCTTATGCTGCTTTCTTCTCTTCTTGTATACTGGCTTAGGGTACATCATTCCGCATCCTCCGGTGTCGAAGGTGTAAAGTCTACACCTTTCAGGGCTTCCAGCGTCTTATTGTTCTTCTCATCGTGACGGAATGTTGCTGTCATGCGGCATATGTTATTCTGCCAGAGTACACCTACCTTGCTGTAGAACGGATCGGATGGTGCATATTCACCATGCTCCCCGTCAATGCTGCCTTCTCTCAGGTTGATAAATGCCTCGTTGAGCAAGTAAATCATTCCTGTGTCTGTGTCCTGAAGGTATCTCTGAACTGTACCGGCTGTGCCTATCTGGAGCGTATTTGTGATGGTGAGCGGTCCCATTGTGTACGGTTTAACATCTATGCTCATAAGCATTTCCATTTCATACTGATTGCCCTGCTTGTCTGATCGGAATCTCTCTCCCGGCTCTGGGAGCTCACCGGCAAGTGCTATTATGTTCGCAAGCGTCTGCTTCGGGATATATTCTCTTTTGATCTCTGCCTCCCAGCATCTTCCTGCTATGTATACCCAGTTATCTTCATTCTGCGCTATAACCAGTCCGTCTGTCTTGTATGCCTGTTTCATTAAGTTGTTCAGTACCTTTTCATTCAGAAACATTGTTCTCTTCCTCCTTTTCTTCTGTGCCTGATATGCAGGCTCTCAAGTATTCATGTGGCACGTTTGCTTTGACTCCGTTGTATATAACATCTGCTTTAGCTGCATATCTCATAACATCCATAAGGGTAGTTATTTTAATCTCAGTTTTTCCCTCTGCTGTGAATTGATCTATTATTCCCATGTCCTACCTCCATGTCATTAGCTGTCCGCACCAATGGCAGTGCGTGTGATTGTATCCTGTTCGTTTCCCGCACCGAGGGCAGGCGAAATAGTTCTCACCCATCTTTACAGGCTGCTTACCAATCTCATAATCTGCAGTAAGTCTTCCCGAGAGTGCCGCTGCTTTGTCGTAATCGCTCACAATATCTATTGCTCCGGCGACTGCTGCCTTCTCACAGGATGATAAGCATCCATCTTTTATGTTCATAAGGTGCTTTATGATGTCTTCATTCCTCACTTAATTTCCCCCTTTCTAATCATCTGTTCTATGTCAAAGTGGCTAAAGCATTCACGATAACCTTTCTCGCTCCTCATTAACACATAGTCCCTGTATGACTTCACTACAGTCCACCGCACCCACTTTGTATATGGGACATTGTTCTCTTTGCCGCCATATGATAATATCTTCACCCGCCTGCCAGGCTGGCAGATGATATTGTGTCTTGCTGTGATCTCGAATCCTGTCATGTGCTCTCCTTTCTAACTCCAACCTTTTGTGGAATGTAATATGTCCTTGAGCTCTTTCAGCTTCCCCCGGATTCCAGCCATCATCCTGAGAGCATCGCTGTAATGGTCATTAGATATCTCTCGTTCAAACTGTCTGACCGCCTTCAAGGCATCTTTTTTTCTGCTTTCAAGGTCATCAACCTCTAGGATTTCCTTGTGATTTTGCGCCGGCGCAATTACTTCTTCCGCTCCCTCAGTACCGTTTTCAGATGTTCCATGCTCTTCTTCAGTTCTCTCTCCGCTTTCTGAATCTGCTCGTTCAGATACTGAAGCTGATTCTCCAGTGCTGATGTATCCCGTCTCTGCTGTTTCATCCGCACTATCATCGCTTTTATGTCCTGCCTCTCCGCATACAGTATTTCCAGCTGTTTCACTATGTCCATCTACTGCCTCCTCTACATCGTGATGTATCTCTTCTTCCTGTGCCAGCGACGTATCCTCTGTCTTCTTGCTCTCTTCTCTCTGATCTGCTGCCACATCTGCATTATCCTGTTCACTCGCTTCCTCCTCTCCAAAGTGTGTGCCATATATTTGAGGGTCGAAGTCCTCACCGAATATATTTAACATCCGAGTAACAAACTCTTCCCATGTCATATCAACCGGAGCACCGCCGAACTTCTTGATCTTAAGCGCATTCTCGTGCATCATCAGGAAATGCATCCCTTTCCTGTATGACCTGGTTCCGGCAGGATTCACTATCTCTACAATCTGCTTAGTATCATCAAGTATATTGTTGCTGCTATATATCCTGATAAGCTCATCCTTGTTATCTTTGAAGAACTGCTCTATGAGTTCGTCTATATCATCTGCCTCACCTGCTGCCGGTGTTTCCTTGTTGAATGCCTTGAGCTCTCTGATATCGGCTCTTGCCGTATCTGCTGTGATCATCTTTCTGTCAGGCTCTGACAGTTTCAGCATCTCTTCAAGCTGAGAACGTTTGAAGTCCTCGTATTCCGGTTTCAGCTCCTGCGAGTATCCATCTATCGAATACTCTCGGTTGATGGACATGAAGCGGCTCACAGTTGATCCCTCCATGCCATATTCACCTTTGGCAAAGTCTGCTATTGACTTATATCCGTCATTCTCATAACCTTTAGACTCGTCTATCTGTCTGAGCAGGTATCCGATCTTGACGAAGCTCCTGCGGACTCCAAGGAGCTCAGCATTGAGTTTTCTCTTCGTCTCCATCCACATATCAAGTGTCATCTGTATATATTCCATCTGTTTCCTCCTATGCTGTGATCGCTATCGCGTTGTTGCCCTTAAGGCATGTGACATACTCCTTGAGTAAGTTGTCTATGTTCTCCTTATCAGGTTTCTTGTCATATGCTCCATACCACTGCTGTATCGCATTGTCTTTTATCTCAATCGTGACATATGGCGTGTCCTGCCCGCCCTTAGGCCGAAGAAATAAGATATAGCTCTTTCCCTTGTTGTGGCGGTCAAGATATGTATCACCACCCACACAGTGATGTAAGATTCTGCCCTCCTGCACTATCTCAGCCGCCGACCTTGCAGGTCTGATGATGTACTCATCTGTCTCGTAGTAGTACATACGGCGGATGCGGCGGTAGTGTTTCTTGATGTCCGGGAATCTCTCGTTTACTTCCTGTTCACGCTTTTCGGCTTTAGCCTTGTTTATTTCAAGCACAAGCTTGTCATGCTCCTGTTTCAGGTTCTTCGGAAACAGGATGATTGAATCCGTGAGGGCATATCCCGTCTGCTGCCGCATGCCGAGATAGTCGGTGTATGTCCTGTATGTCTGTGATACCAGGGCGCTCGCATGTCCACACATCCCTGCGCCTATTGATACGCCTGTCTGTTTCTCCAGATAATGCTTGAGCTTGATTATCGACATGCGGGTGAGCATAGTATCAAGATCTGGGGAATATATGAACAGCCTGTACAGTTCCAGTTCTTCGGTGTTCCAGTGCTCGCCTTTTCTCTTCTCTCTCTGTAGAGCCTTCAGGAGTTGTATATCTCCTTTTTCTTCCTGCAGCATCTTCACCCGTTCCGGGTTGATTCCAAGGAAGTCCGCCGGGTTTGTGGCGTCCGCATCCGCTACATGTCCAAGGCGGCATTTTACCAGCTCATCAACTATGTGTGTGAAACCTGCTTTTGTGAGAAATTCAAGCTGCTTATACCGCATGTATCTCTCTGCGTACTCCATGAGGTTGCATGATTTTCTATAGATTGCGTATTCCTTAGCCGCTGAATACTTCAGGCAGGTCTTATCAAGCTCTGCCCAGGTGCCGGAGTATACCAGACCATCGCTTAGTGTTATATTGTTCATCCCGGCAAGGTTGCAGTCTTCCCAGAATGTTGTTCCCGTGTATGGGTTGTACTTGTGATAGTCCCTCTGTATATTCCTGCCCGGTTCTATGTAACTTCTTGCGATCTCTGTCACTCTCAAGGACTCGCTCGCTCCGGTCATTACCTCTCTGCTATCTTCCAGAACAACGTCAATGTTGTATATCGTCTCAGCCTCTATGTATCTGATCACTGCGCCCTGCTCCCTGAACTGCTGCCCTATGTATGCGTGTCGTGTGAGTCCGTATGCGTTTCTAGTCTTTCCTAGTGCTTTCCACTTGCCGATTCTCTTGCAATTGGGGCATATTCCACGCTCATTCTGCTTTGGGAGCGCAAATCTCTCAAACTGGCTCTCGTATGCCTCGCTCCGCTTGGTACATACCGTTGTCACCTGCCCACATGCCGAACAGCACACATCCGCATATCTGCCATGCCTCTTGTAGTACAGGAAGTGTTCACCGTCAAAGAGCCTCCGCTTACACCACTCCTCTAGATCTTCAGGAAGTGGCGGGGTGTCTGCCTGCCTTGCGGCAAGTCTGTCCTGTCTGTTCTTGTATCTATTTTTCTGACGATTCCATCTAATGTTATCTTCAAACGACCTGAGCGCCCGAACCCAGTCCGTATATGTATTGCTAAAGCCTGTCCAGCGTTTTATTAAGCTTTCATCATCTGTGTGGATGAATGTCTTCACCTGTCTATTGTCATCATCCCCATGCCATACCTCATTGCTGTAGTCGGTACTATAGCAAGATCCCGCACTCCACTTGCCTGTGACCGGGCGGTATATGCCCCAGTCGGTCCTTGTATAAGCAAGGCGTACCTTTGGGCGTTTTCGCCCCTCCTTGGTGTTTGTATATATGTCTATAAGCAGGTGTTCCACCCCGGATATATCCGCCACGACCACTGATGCGGTGTATGCGTATGACTTATTCGCCCTCACAGCCGGGATATATTGCACCCTCTCTATCGCTTTCTTCTTCACCCTGTCCACCTACTTTCCGAGATAATATTCTTTTATGATCTTCTTCGCCTCGGCAAGTCCGGGCATTCCCAGAGTTACACGACTCGCTGTGACTCCTGCTGCCTTCAAGATATCCTTGTCTATCTCTGTCTGGTGTCCAAATGACCACTTGAGTAGTTCTGCTATGCATCCCTTCAGACTCTTGCATTTCTCTCTCACCTTGATTGCTATGTCCTCGTGCTCCATCGCCTGGACCTTGATGTACTCTGCCCAGTCCTTCATGATCGTCTGCGGCTTAAGCTCCTGTATCTCAATATCAAGCTTTCCAACGGCTGCGGTCTGTGCATCCACAAGCTCCGGGATATCTCCCTGCAGGTACATATCTACGAAGTCCTTTGGTATTCCATTCTCTTTTGCGAGCGCATACAGGCTCAGCTCGTCACCTTCGTTGAACAGGTTCTCCGCCAGTGTATTGATCTCTTTGTAACTTTCTAATTCGCCAAATCTCTCAAACATATTAACCATCCTTTCGTGTTGTTATATTGTGTTTCATATACAGTGGCCAGAGCTGTTCCCACAGATCCTTGTTTGCCACATCCTTACCCTTTGTCGTTGTGTATCCATCCAGCGCCCAGCGTGCCAGGTTCTTTGTCATCATAGAGAGCACAAAATCATCTGCTGAGATGATCTCTATCTCACAAGGCCTTGTGAATCTGGATAATGCCACCGTGATGGCTGATATTGTAGCGGCATGATATGTGCCATATATCATTCCAGAGCCTTCCACTCTTGCGACTCTGCCGCCTTGGGAGTGTTCCAGGATGTAACTGTATGTCTTGTGCGTCTCCTTGGTTGATGCGCTGTCCACGCTTATGTATATGCGCTCCATTTACTCCCTCCTTCTCATCGTGTATCTCCGGTATGAGTAACTTGTTACTGGGTTGATGCCCTCGTATATCCTGACTATCTCATACCCTTTCTTTGGCTTTGGTTCTCTCTTCCAGTGCAGGAGCTTGTCCACCTTCGGCTCCGGCAGTGGCATATTCCGTGATGTGGAATATGAGGACTGTCTTATCCTCGGCTTTGATGTTGTGCCATCTGCTTTCTCCTCTGTGGTGTTCTCATCCTTGGTCATGTAAGCGGCCAACTTTGAGAAATCGTCATCATATATCTTGTCCGATAGTCTGATCTGCTCAGCATATATACCACCCTTATCCCACAGACTCTTGATGATCGATGTCGTGTCTCCTATCTCGTTCACCACAAGGTGTGTGTGCCACGCTTCCTTGGTCCCTTGTTCGATGTTGCGGATCCAGCGGAGCTCATGCCCTCTCTTTCTGTATTCTGCTTTCACCTTCCGGATAAACTTCCCGAAGTGGGCTATCGCCTCCTTCATGGTGGGTGGTCTGTTCCTCTTCTCGTAGGTGAGGGTGATGAAGGTATCACCCGGACTGAAGTATTCAAGGAGCTTGTGCCTGCATCTCTTCACCTTGTTCTGATGGTTGATGATTGCCGCCTGCTCGGGTGTGGGCTTGCCTCTCGGCTTTCTCTTTCCTCCCGGGTGCCCATACCTGCCATCGTGGAACTCCTCCACCTCTATGATCCGTCTCTTCCGGAAGGTGTAAGTCTTTCTCCTTACTATGTAATCACCCTCTTTTGTCATAAGATTAATAACTTAATCAAGTATCAAACAGGGCGCTCAAGTCCCTGTTTTCCTTGCTTTTTTCTGCCTTGGGTGATAGAATAAATACAGGATATATTTTTCTTTTTTCACCCTAAAACCGGCGCTGTGAACGTCGGTTTTTTTATATCTGAATCTGGTACCACATGCATATCATGAGATCCTGGAATCTATACGGCATGTCTATGTCCGGTCTGATTGGTTTCATCAAGCCTCTGCTTTCCCAGTCCTTGTGTTTTATCTCGAGGTGGCAGTCGTATGCTTTCACTTCTTCCTCTCCCGATATGCCAAGTTCTGCAAGCCTTGCGCCGCCCCTGATAAATTCCAGGGACGCCTTAAAGCCTGTGAATACTGTCTTCCCATCTCTTATGATGATGAGATGGTCGGATCCTGCCCTGTAGGCTAAAGCTTCACTCATCTTCATCTTCCAGCTCCTCCACTTCGTCCTCGCACTTCCACAGCTCATAGTCGTCTACGAATCCATCATTTGCGTAGTAGAACAGTACCAGCACCGCCACGCTGATCAGGAGCGCTGGCATAAGCACAGCGAACTCCTTCCAAGTCCACATCATGCGGAGCAGATAATACAGTGATGTGATCGCTGTTATCATCGATACTCCGACTATGATGTAGAGTGTTGTATTCTTGATTGCTCTCTTTAGTTTCCTTTTGTTCATTTTGTTTCTCCTTCTGGTGGTGCTCTCTGCAATGCTGCCACCTCCTTATATTTTTGTCTGCGCTGACAATAAAAAGTCTTTACGGAGTCGAACCGCCCACGGCTTGCGCCGCCTCCCGGAGAGACCTTGACCTATCTTATACCGATGGCTTTCTCAAGCTTGGCTCTTGAGA